GTCGAAGCGCAGTGGACGCACGCCAGTGGCGCGACGATGCCGCTCGCGCGCCTGGCGCTCGACACCGGCTTCGCCACGCAGGAGGCGTACGCCTTCGTGCGCGCTTGCGGCGACGCCCGTGTGATGGCGGTCAAGGGCACAGCGCGCGGCGCCGCGCTGATCGGCACGCCGACGGCGGTCGATGTCACGCGCAACGGCAAGAAATTGCGCCGCGGCATCAAGGTCTTCACGGTGACAGTCAGCATTGCCAAGCTGGAGTTCTACAACAACCTGCGCAAAGCCGTCGACGTGGCAGAAGATGGCGCGACCATCGCGTTCCCGACCGGGTTTGTGCACCTGCCCAAGATCGATGCGGAGTTCCTGCAGCAGCTGTGCGCCGAGCAATTGATCACCCGCCGTGACCGGAACGGTTTCCCGATCCGTGAATGGCAAAAGATGCGCGAGCGCAACGAAGCGCTCGACTGCTACGTCTACGCGCGCGCGGCCGCCAGCGCGGCGGGTCTCGACCGCTTCGAGGAGCGCCACTGGCGCGAGCTGGAGCGGCAACTGGGGCTGGCGCCGCCACCTGAGACACCGCCTCCAATCGAATTGCATTCCCCCACAGATGCCACCGCTCGCGGTGGCATCGCCGTTTCTGGCGTCCGTAAAACCGGCCGGCGCGTGATCAAGAGCCGCTGGCTGTCGTCCTGAGCACCCCGGTGCTCCTCATCCTGTTACCCGGAGTTCATCCCCCATGAGTTTGCAGACTCGCATCGAATCCCTCGTCCTGCGTCTGGCGTCGGAGTTCAAGACCATCCACGACCAGGTCGGCACGCTGGCCCGGCTGTCGACCACCGACAAGACCAGTCTGGTCTCGGCGATCAACGAGCTGCGCGCGCAGTTCGACAAGATTGCCAGCGCCGCGCTGATCGATGACGCCAACGCGGCGGGCACCACGACCACCTTCTCGGCCTCCAAGATCACCGGCCTGCTCGACGCGCTCAAGGCCGACCTGCTGGGCGGCGCCGATGCGGCCTTCGACACCCTCAAGGAGCTGCAGGAGGCGATCCTCAAGGACCAGAGCGGCATCGCCGCGCTGCTGGCCGCCGTGGACCGCCGTGTGCGCTTCGACGCCGCGCAGGCGCTGACCGCCGACGAACAGGCCCAGGCCCGCCAGAACATTGGCACGGTCGCGGCCAGCGCCATCGGCGACCCCGAGACTGACTTCGTGCCGGTCTTCGAGGCGGCCCTGACCGGCGCCTGATCCGGCGGCCATGTCGCTGACCGGAAACATCGCCGAGCTCGCCGCCGCGATTGCCCAGGAGGTCCGCGCCCGTATCACGGCGGATCACCCGGGCCTGGCCCGCGCCTGGGTGTGCTTTGGCACGGAAGGCAACCAGGCGGTGATCCGGTCGGCATTCAACGTCCAGAGCGTCGTGCGCTTCGCTACCGGCAGGTACCGCGTGGTCTTCGCCGAGCCGATGCCGGACGACACCTACTGCTGGGTGGCCTTTGCCCGCAACGCGGGTCGCCAGTCGGCCATGAAGGCCGCCGCCGCCCGTGTGCGCGCCGAGGCCAAGACCGAGGCGTTTGTGGAGGTCATCTGCACGACCGCCGCCGGGACGCTCTCCGACACCTCCGAACTCAACCTGATGGTTTACCGCTGAATGGCATACACCGAAGCGCAACTCCTAGCGCTGGAGGCCGCGCTCGCCAAGGGTGAGCGTCGCGTCACCTTCCAAGACAAGACGGTCGAGTACCGCACCGTCGACGAGCTCAAGGTTGCGATCCGCGAGGTCAGGCGCGGCCTGTTCGAGCAGGCCGCCGAAACCGGCCTGTGGCCGGGCGCCCCGCGCCAGATCCGCGTCACGACCGGCAAAGGGTTCTGATGGCCAGCAAAGGATCACGAACCCAGGTTGGCTGGTTCGGCAGGATCCGCAGCCTGTTCGGCCAGGCGCCGGTCCACGAGGCCGCCGGCCGGGGTAGGCGATCGCTGGCCTGGAGGCCCGGCAATCCGGGCGCCGTGGCGGCGCTGCTCGCCAGTGGCGAAGACCTGCGCATCAAGAGCCGGGATCTGGTCCGGCGCAACGCCTGGGCGCAGGCCGGCATCGAGGCGTTCGTCGCCAACGCGGTCGGCACCGGCATCAAGCCGCAGAGCCTGTCCACCGACGACGCCTTCAAGGCCGACGTGCAGGCGCTGTGGCGGGACTGGACGGCAGAAGCCGACGCCGCCGGTCAGACCGACTTCTACGGCCTGCAGGCGCTGGCCTGTCGCGCCATGCTGGAAGGTGGCGAGTGCCTGATCCGCCTGCGCCCGCGACGCCCCGAGGACGGCCTGACCGTGCCGCTGCAGCTTCAACTGCTGGAGGCCGAGCATCTGCCGATGACCCTGAACGTCGACCTGCCGCCAATCGCAGGGGCCTCCGGCCCGGGCAACGTGGTGCGCTCGGGCATCGAATTCGACGGGCTGGGTCGGCGCGTGGCCTACCACCTGTACCGCTCGCATCCGGACGACGGCAGGCTGGCGCCGATGTCGGGGCAGGGCGGGCTCGATACCGTGCGGGTCGACGCGAGCGAGATCATCCACCTGTACCGCGTGCTGCGGCCCGGTCAGATCCGGGGCGAGCCGTGGCTGTCGCGTGCGCTGGTCAAGTTGAACGAGCTCGACCAGTACGACGACGCGGAGCTCGTGCGCAAGAAGACCGCCGCCATGTTCGCCGGCTTCGTCACGCGCCAGAGCCCCGAGGACAACCTGATGGGCGAGGGCTTGCCGGACGAGGCTGGCATCTCGCTGGTGGGGCTGGAACCGGGGACGCTGCAGATTCTGGAGCCGGGCGAGGACATCAAGTTCAGCGACCCGGCCGATGTCGGCGGCTCCTACGGCGAGTTCCTGCGCACGCAGTTCCGTGCGGTGGCCGCAGCCCTGGGCATCACCTATGAGCAGCTGACCGGTGACCTGACTGGCGTCAACTACTCGTCCATCCGCGCGGGGCTGCTGGAGTTTCGTCGTCGCTGCGAGATGGTGCAGCACAGCGTGCTGGTGCACCAGATGTGCCGCCCGGTGTGGGCCGCCTGGATGAAGCAGGCGGTGCTCTCCGGCGCTTTGGTCGCCCCAGGCTTCGCGCGCGGCGGGGCGGCTCACCGTCGCCAATACCTGCAGGTGAAGTGGATCCCGCAGGGCTGGCAGTGGGTGGACCCAGAGAAGGAGTTCAAGGCGATGCTGCTGGCCATCCGCGCCGGCCTGATGAGCCGCTCGGAAGCGATTTCCACATTTGGCTACGACGCCGAGGACATCGACCGCGAGATCGCCGCCGACAACGCCCGTGCCGACGAACTCGGCCTCGTCTTCGATTCCGACCCGCGCCATACCGCCAAGGACGGCGCTCCTGCCACGTCCCGCGCGGATGCCAACGCAGGCGAGCCCGTCGCCGCCTGAAGGATTTCCATGACCCTGTTGCCTCATCTGGCGACACGCCTCTTTGGTGTGCCGCTGGCGATTGATCGCCCCAAACTTGACGTGATCCTGTCGGTGCTCGGCCCACGCGTGGGCTTGGCCGGCCTGGCGCCGCCGGGCGACTACATGCCGCCTGAACGTAATCCGGTCCGTGGCAATGCCCAGATCGCCGTGATCCCAATCCACGGCACGCTGGTGCGGCGCACCGTGGGCTTGGAGGCCGAGTCGGGGCTGGCCAGCTACACCGCCATCGGCGACCAGCTGGACGCGGCCCTGGCCGACCCCGGTGTAGCCGCCATCCTGCTCGATGTCGACAGCCCCGGCGGCGAGTCGGGCGGCGTCTTCGATCTGGCCGACCGCATTCGCGCCGCCGCCGCCATCAAGCCCGTCTGGGCGGCGGCCAACGACATGGCGTTCTCGGCCGCCTATGCGCTGGCCTGCGCCGCGTCGCGGGTCTTTGTGTCCCGCACCGGTGGGGTCGGCTCGATTGGTGTCATCGCCATGCACGTCGACCAGTCCGTCAAGGACGCAAAGGACGGCGTTCGCTACACGGCGGTGTTTGCCGGCGCCCGCAAGAACGACCTCAACCCACACGAGCCGATCACCGACGAAGCGCAGGCGCAGCTGCAGGCGGAGGTGAGCCGCATCTACAGGCTGTTCGTCGCGACCGTGGCCAGCTATCGCGGGCTGTCGGCCGAGACGGTGACGGCTACCGAGGCGGGGCTGTTCTTCGGACAGGACGCTATTGCCGCCGGTCTGGCCGACGACGTCGGCACGTTCGAGGACGCGCTCGCGCAGCTCGTCGCATCCCTTTCTGTTCCTGCGCCGGTCGCATCCGCGCGCAATCCCTCTCTCAACCTCCAGATGGACTGTTCCATGACCACTCAACCTGATCCCGTTGCTGTCAGCGTGCCAGCTGCGGACGCGATCGGCACCACCGCCCAACCACCGGTTGTTGCTTCGCCGCCGGCAGCCCCCGTCGCCGGCCATACCGACGCCGTGGAGATCGCCCAGCTGTGCACGCTGGCCGGCCGCACCGACCTGATCGCGGGCTTCCTCGAAGCGCGCGCCACGCCCGAGCGCGTGCGCAGCCAACTGCTGGCCGCGCGCGCCGAGGGGTCGCCCGAGATTGCCAGCCGCATCGATCCGCACGCGCAGGCGGTCTCTGCCGATGCCAGCCACCCGGCCTCTCCCCGTAACCCGTTGCTCCAGGCCGTCAAGAAGCGCCTGGGCATCCAGTAACCGAACCACATGGCTGTTCTTCAAGAACCACTGAATCTGGGCGACCTCCTCAAGTACGAGGCGCCCAACTTGTACTCGCGCGAGCGCGTCACCGTGGCCGCCGGCCAGAGCCTGGCGCTCGGCACCGTGCTCGGCATGGTGACCGCCACGGGCAAGGTCAAGCAGCTCGACCCGTCCGCCACCGATGGCAGCCAGTACGCCGCTGGCGTGCTGATGCAGGCGTGCGACACCCACCTGGCCGACCGCGACGACGGCCTGATGGTCGCGCGCCACGCCATCGTCGCGTCCCACGCGCTGCAGTGGCCGGCCGGCATCGCCGCCGTCGAGCAGCACGCCGCGATCTCTCAACTCAAGGCACTGGGTGTCCTGGTGCGCGTCGGAGCCTGATCCACACCATGCAGAATCCATTCGCCAATGCCGCATTTGAGATGGCGTCGATGACGGCCGCCATCAACCTGATCCCGAATCGGTACGGCAAGCTGGAGCAAATGAACCTCTTTGCGCCCAAGCCGGTGCGCACGCGGCAGATCATCGTGGAGCAGCGCGAAGGCGTGCTGACGCTGCTGCCGACGCTGCCGCCAGGTTCGCCCGGCACGGTCGGCACGCGAGGCCGGCGCAACGTGCGCTCGTTCGTCATCCCCCACATCCCGCACGACGACGTGGTGCTGCCCGAAGCGGTCCAGGGCCTGCGCGGCTTCGGCTCGGAGACCGAACTGGAATCGGTGTCGAACGTGATGGCCGAGCGTCTGGAGACGATGCGCAACAAGCACGCCATCACGCTGGAACACTTGAGGATGGGCGCGCTCAAGGGCGAGATCCTCGACGCCGATGGCTCGACCCTCTACAACCTGTTCGAGGAGTTCCGCATCCAGCAGAAGGTGCTGAACTTCGAGTTGGGCGTCGACAAGACCGAGGTCCGGAACAAATGCACGGATGTGCTCGGCATGATCGAGGATTCCCTGCTCGGCGAAGTCATGACCGGCGCGCACTGCCTGTGCTCGACCGATTTCTTCAAGGCGCTGGTCAGCCACAAGAGCGTCAAGGAGGCCTATTCGCGCTGGCGCGAAGGGATCATGCTGATCAACGACATGCGAAGCGGCTTCGAGTTCGGCGGCATCACCTTCGAGGAGTACCGGGGCAAGGCGTCCGACGCGGCCGGCAAGGTGCGCAGCTTCATCGAACCAGGCGAGGCGCACGTCTTCCCGCTGGGCACCATCGACACCTTCAGCACGTACTTCGCGCCGGCCGACTTCAACGAGACGGTCAACACGCTGGGCCAGCCGCTGTACGCCAAGCAGGAGCCGCGCCAGTTCGGCCGGGGCACCGACGTGCACACCCAGTCCAACCCGCTGCCGATGTGTCTGCGGCCGGGCGTGCTGGTCAAGCTGGCGATGGGGTGACCATGGATATCGTGGCAACCCTCTACGAAGCCGCCGCCAATGCGGGTCTCCTGAAGGAGTGCGTTTGGCGGCCGTCCGATGGCAGCCCGCCGCGCACCAACATGGTCGGCTTCGCGGCCCCCGACGAGACACTGCTCGATGGCCTGACAGTCAGCACCGAGTACGTGATGTCCTATCCCGCCAGCATCTTTGCGGGGCTGGGTCCCCGCGAGACGGTCGAGATCGCCGGTGCGGTCTTCCATGTGCGCGATCTGCGCGCGGTCGGCGACGGCTCCGAGATCCGCGCCAAGCTCACCCGCCTGTAACCCCCATGGCAGTCAACTCCGTCCGTGAGCGGATCCTGCTCACGGTGATGGCGGCCGTCCGTGCGCCGGTCCAGGCGGCGGGCGCCACGCTGCATCGGTCGCCCGCCGTCGCCATCGCGCGGGAGCAGTGTCCGGCGCTGGTGGTGTATCCGGAGAGCGATGCCATCGCCAGCCGGGCCAACGACCGGGTCACGCGCGAACTGACCGTGCGGGTGACGGCGCTGGCCCGCGCGGTGCCGCCCGCCGCGCCGGAGACGGCAGCCGATGCGCTGCTGACCGCTGCCCACGCGGCGCTGATGGCCGACGTGAATTGCGGTGGCCTGGCGCTAGGGATAGTGTTCAAAACTCCCGCAAGCGCGGGCAGTCGAAGGAAGGTTCGCAACGCTGGATGAACCCATGAAACAAAGCGACCTTGGCCTGGACCTGAGCAACCGACGCACGCGCAAGCAGGTATTTCTGGATGAGATGGAACGTGTGGTGCCGTGGCAGGCGTTTTTGGCGTTGATAGCGCCGCATGCGCCGGTCAAGGCGACGGGTCGGAAGCCGTTTCCAGTCGAAACGATGCTGCGCATCCACTTTCTGCAGCAATGGTTCGGGCTGACGGACGTGGCGATGGAAGAGGCGCTGTACGACGTGCCGTTGTATCGGCAATTCGCGGGGCTGGGAGGCATAAGCCGACTGCCGGACCGGGTCAGCATTCTGCGCTTTCGGCACTTGCTGGAGCGACACCAGTTAGCCGAGCAATTTCTGCAGACCGTCAACGCGCAACTCAGTGCGAAGGGCTACCTGCTCAAAGAGGGCACGGTGGTCGACGCCTCGCTGATTGCCGCGCCCAGTTCGACCAAGAATGGCAGCGGCAAGCGTGACCCAGAGATGCACCAGACCAAGAAAGGTAACCAGTGGCATTTCGGCATGAAAGCGCACATTGGTGTGGATGCGGACTCGGGGCTGGTGCACACCGTAGTGGGCACGGCCGCCAACGTCAACGACGTGACGCAAGCGCACGCATTGGTGCATGGCAAGGAGGCCGACGTGTTCGGCGATGCCGGCTATCAGGGCATCGACAAGCGCGAAGAGGTGCAGGAGTTGAAGGTGCGTTGGCATGTGGCATTACGCCCGGGCAAACGCCGCGCCTTGGACAAGAGCACCGTGTCGGGTGCGCTCGTCGATGAGCTGGAGCGGGTCAAGGCGCGCATTCGTGCCCGCGTGGAACATCCGTTCCGAGTCATCAAGCGCCAGTTTGGGCACTTGAGGGTGCGCTATCGAGGCTTGATAAAGAACACACAGCAATTACACACGCTGTTTGCCCTGAGCAATCTGTGGATGATGCGCGGGCGACTGATGCGTGAGGCCCGCGCATGA